CCAGTTCGAAGGTATACCCGTTACCCATACTACTGAATTTCTCCAGTAGTACGCACTTACCCTCTATGACAGTAAATGGAGACCGAAAGGCCTCTAGATACTGATGCCAGGTATGCGGAACCAGAAGTTTGACAAGAACTCTGGAAACGGTATCGCTTGCATTTGAGAGATCAATAGTCGCGAGACTATTGTCAACGCTAGATAACTGCGCCAGACGGCGATGGTTATCTTGAGCGTAATCAAGATCTAACGATGTCGATTTTTTAAGCCGACGACGTAGGATCCGGCCTAAGGCCAACTGGTAGAATACATTGATTGACGGTTCTGCAGCAATGCAGCGGTCAGTCAACGCAGTCTTAGGGACCGTTAAAAAACGGTTACCCCGAACCAGGTTGATCTCTCCAGAGTGTTGGGCATTACGCCTTCCCCATAATGTACGTCCCCAGAAAGGAAGTACAGGTATGGCACCCTGTGTCAATGATGGAACATTGGCAATTTTGTGAGCGACAGTTGTCTGCTGTCCTCGGTCTGTCGATGTCGCACCTGGTCCGAACCTCCCCTCTAATTCAGAAGGAGGCGCGGTACCTATCCAACTAGTAATCCTCTTTTTAACACGCATCAGAAAAGAACTGATACGCGGATCGACATCTTCACAGTTGCGAAACTGTGGAAGGTAGCGAACGAGGCGCTGGTTGGAAAGGTAACAGTCACGTTCGCCCTGCTTCCATTTCTCAATGGCAGCGGAGCGCGTATCTACGCCGGTCGGAAGACCAGCGCACTTTCTAAGAAAAGCGGTGCAAGAAGCATCGCTAAGATACGAAGCGTGATGAAGGTACGAACTGGGGCTGACGCTAATTGCGATTGCCTCACGCCACATCCCATGTTTTATACGCAAGTATAAACCAAGTGAGAGTGGCGTGTCGATGTCCTCAAAAAAACTGAGGACAACACGCGAAAAACTATTCAGCGTGTTGATGGTCATGGTTCTTGCTCCTGGTGGTTAAACCGGAGCGTAGCCGGCCTGCGCCGACGACTTGATCAACGCGGACGCGAGCAGGTTGAGAACCTGAGCGCACGCCTCGTTGATACCGGTCGCCGGAATGGCCTGCGGAACCGTGATGATCCCATCGAGGACCACGCGATCGGTCGAGGAGTAGAGCGTGGTGGTCGAGTCCTGGGTGGCGTAGGGGTAGGAGAAGTTGAACTTCACCTGCCGCGCCGTCTTCGGACCGTTCCACTGGCTCAACACCTTGAACTGAGCGCGAAGGCCCACCGGCAATCCAGCAGCGGCCCCAGTGTCCTGGCGCCAGACCGCAGGAGATGCGTCCCCGCCGGAGGCGTTGAGCGCATCATAGACGATGTCGGTGGTACCGTCAGCTTTCTTGACGGTGATGCTTGCCATGGTTGGCATGATTTCTTCTTTCTGAAGATGACCATTACAGGTCGTGGCTAGGGAAAATTCCCAAAGTCACCTCGAAAGCTGCTGTATCATCAGTGATACGGCCGTAATGGCACGGATCGGAGATGGCAACTTAAGAGGCTTAAGAACGAGAGGTACGGAAGCAATTCCGGAACTCCTTTCTACAGTCATACCTTGCCAGATAACGGCCTCAGCAGGGGGACTCCAATTCGGATTCCCCGCTACATTGAGGCCAGAAGCTGTCGCGGATTGAGTAGTGTAGGCCCTGTTCAAGGACAATCCGGCGAATTCGTCGAGTTGACCAACGAACTGACCGACGTTAGAAAACCAGTCTACAACGAAACTGAAGGGAACGAGTTCCCAAGCAATTGCGATGGGATTTGTGATCCCAAGTTGACTGGCTAAGTGGAGTGCTGGATTAGTGCACGCCACGTCGGCCCCCATCTTCGTACGAACCCTCAGATCCCAATCATCGCGCGCAAAGTATCCGGAACCAGCATCATAGAAATACCTCTGTTGAAAGGTATCCGATGATGATGACCGGACTTTAGGCGCTTTGATGGGCTCGGAGAGAGCGTGAGCAGCATCATGGAGGTCCTGCGCAAGCGGGACCCAACCAAAATGCACAGCGAGAAAGTTGTCAGAAAAAGCTTTGCCCCAAGAAGGTTTCTTGCCATTCATGGCTTTCTTCCCTCTTGGGTCAAGAGCATTCAACAACTGACCGAAGTCCTTCTTCCTCACAGCCTGCGCGACGTCGCCAATTTTCTTGGCGGCGCCGGTGAGCATGCTGAGAGTTTGATGGTACTCGCCGATGTCAGCACCCAGCTGAGCTCTCTCTTGAACCGAAGAAGAGAACTTCTCATGTGCCTTCGCAACCGTTCTAGAAACCGACCCGGAACTTGCATCATTCCAGGTAGCCATAGACAACGCATACGAGGCAGGATTACCGCCGTGATTCGGATTTCCTACACCTTGGGAAATCGTTCCTTTCATGAAGCTTAACGGCAACACGTCAGTGAACGGTTTCTTTTGGCGGATACCCACGCGGTACCAATAGAGGCCAGGGCTGCTCTGAGTCTTAACAACGGGACCAGAGTGGGGTGGTGCCATAACATACTCCTAGTTTCCTAGGGGTACTCGGCGAACCGATGGAACAACCAAGAACTGCACCTAGGGGTTCTTGACCTGGTTCGGGTGCAAATCCGAACCTCTAACACACTGTCAACAGTGTGGGACCTGGTAAGCAACCAGGGAGACATATAACGTCATAGTGAATTACTATGATGATAGGCGGCTAGCCTATCAATTATCGCCCCCCTCCAGTTAAGGAGGGGGCTAGATAGTCGGTATATGCCAAGCACGCAGTTCATGCGTGTCTCTTAATTCCAATTAAGAGAAAGAGATC